ATCACGCCAGTTTCAGTTTGTCAACCTTTTTCTGAACTTTTTGTAATCGTTTTTTTGCACGATCTAATTTTAACTTCGAAACTCGTTCCGTAAAGTTCGTACCTTCCATATGGTCATATTCATGTTGAAAAACACGTGCTTCCAAACCAGCGAGTTGATATTCATCCTTAACTCCATGTTGATCTTCCCATGTTGCTTTGATCCATACAGGACGTTTAATTTTCAACCACATGCCTGGATATGTTAGACAACCCTCATCCATGATAATTTGTTCGGATGCCATCTCAATAATCTGAGGATCAAAACACGCCATGATCTTTTTCTCTTTAACATCAGAATACATGACAAAAACACGTTCAAGTAAACCTACCTGATTTGCAGATAGACCAATACCACCTTCTTTTCTCATAGTCTCAATAAGGTCTTCGACCACCTCATGTCTATCTATATCTTCGGAAAGACTAAGTTTCATTTTAAGAACTGGATGTCCTTTTTCTACCATTTTACATATTGCCATCACATTCTCCCATGAAATGTTGTTTTTGCTTCACTGTCATAAAAAAGATACCATGCACAGTTGTCTTTTCCTGTCATATTACCAAACCACTTGATTCGACCTACGCTGACAATCCTTGCACAGTTCTTTATATATGGTGCAGACTGTTTAGTATGGGCCCAATCTGCATCGAACAACAACCACGTAGGACGTAGTTTGGTGAAGTGTTCAATCATAGGGTGAAGCAGTTGCCTGTCCCAAGGTGGATTTGTGATAATATATTGAGATTCCAAAACTTCATTCTCACCCAACTCACTGTAGTCATTCTGTAGTACCCCTTCTAATTGTGGTTCAATGTCACTTGCCCACATACAAGTTCCACCGAAATATTCTAAATGGCGACATAGTTGACCATCGCCTGCACAGGGTTCTGCAAATGCAAATCCTTGTGGTAAATGTTGTATAAGAGGTTCTACTGCCGCAAATGGTGTTGGATAGAAATCTCTTGGTTTTCTCTCAAAGTCACTACGCTTTCCCAAATTTCACCAGAGCGCAACACTCTCCTCCCTCAGATATATCAAAGTCATAATCTCTTTTCATACCTTCTTTCAACATTCTATTTACCACTTCCTCACCTTTATCATTGAATCTATAATCATGACAGGCAAACCAAAAATTGTCAAGTGTCCTTTCGAATATATTTTCTACGTCTTCCTGTTTTAACCACCCATCTACAAAAATAAAATCAAAACCATTTTGATCTGGATAGTTTTTCCAGAAATCTATACTATGCATACGTGGATGTCTGATAATTCTATCTGCCAGATGTTTATACTTAGGTGGTTTTAAAAACTTATCCATATTACAATCCACAGTATAAATCATACATTCACTAGCAGATGCCATTGCATATGCAGACTTACCTACAAAAGTACCTATCTCTAAAATCTTTGTAGGGTTATATTCCTTGCATAGTTTTTTCAGAAAATAACAATCTTCATTACTAGTACTATTTTTAAGGTCTGGCCACTCTTTTATCATTTTTCAAATATTCTGTTTATATATTCCTCATGGACTTTACTACCCTTAACTAATGCCTCTTTTTCATTCACGTTATTGTCAATTACATCATCCCAAGAATATCCGGCAGTTAGTAAATCCATATACCTTCCATTTGCACAAATATCGTAACCTTTAAGATTTCCTGCTGCGATAGGTTTCATCCATTTACGTGCAAGTTCTTTTGCCGTATCATAAGTAAAGTGTTCATTTCTCCATTGAACTTTACCTTCCATCTTTCCAGATTGTTGAGTTGGTTGTATCAGGCCAGGAATCCAATGAATTGTTTCCTTAGTTCTTTCATATCCATATTTTTCTGCGTTTCTATCAAATTCACTCATGTTCCCTTGCATTGCTGCAATTGCATTTTCTCCACGTTGTTGTTGTAAACGTAAGGGGCCAGCGCCTGCACTATCTATTGGAAAATCTCTATTTGCAATCATCTCTAACCATTCACTAGCAGTATCGGGAGTTTCATGAGGAAGTCCAACAATAAAACTACCATGAAGAACAACTTCTTTACCCCATTCTTCTTTGAGTTTATGAAACATCTCAAAAACTCTTTCTCTTCCTAGTCCTTTACCTATCGCCTTTGCAGATGGATCATGTAAACTTTCTATACCAAAAAATACAGCCCTAACTCCTATATCCTTCATTAATTTTATTCTCTCAGGATACGCATGAAGTAAATCAATTCTTGTATATGACCAAAAGTTAAGATCAACTTTAGCACGTTCTTTCGCCCGTAAAACATTAAGCATCTTATCTTCACTTTCATTAAAAGTGTCACACATAAAATTATACTGTGTTGTTCCAAAATTTTCATAGTTAAATTTAAATTCTTCGTATAGACTATCTTCACTTCTATAATATTTGTCTTCTGGTTTTCTACCTAGTTGATCTAACGCACAGAACTTACACTTAAACATACATCCCCTACTAATCTCTAAGGGAATAACTTCGTTAGGAAAAACAACATCGTCTTCATGTAACATAACTGACGAATCATGAAAGTCAAAATTGCCTGCCCTATTGAAGTCCCATGTTACACGTTCAATCGGTTCATTACCATTAAGATATGACTCTAGAATATCTTCTGCCACTCCTTTAAAATAATAATCAATCATTTCATTATTTTCTACAAATTTTACAGCGCCGGGCCCGTGACCACCGAAGATAATTTTAACATGAGGATATTTGAAATAAATTTGTTCTATTATTGGAGTTAATACTGCCATATCAGTTATGAAAGTAACACTGAATCCAACAAACATAGTGTTGGGCCCGATATGATCATCAAGATAGTCATACAACTTATCTTGATAACCTCTATCCATTATCTCGCATACATTACCAATAGTTTTTACAGTGTGACCTTTATTCCTTATAAAACTAGCAATCTTATAGGCGCCAGCACCCTTACTGGGAATGAACGAGTTTTGTAATTCAGTGAATAAAATAACATCATAGTACATGACTGAAGTTCTTTACCTTGGCAAACTTTATCGTACTCTTAAATTTATCAACTAATGCATCTTGTTTATGACTGATCACAAACACGTTCTCTCCACCTAACGTATTGAGAATCTTGAGAAATTCATCTGTACCACCAGAGTCGAGAGAACTGTCGAATATCTCATCTAGTATCAAAAGATTAGTGTTTGCACTGTTTTTCATCTTAGCAATTGCTCTCCATGTAAACAACAGTGCAAGGTCAATACGCATTTTCTCGCCCTCACTAAATGATGGATATGAAAACTCATCACGATATCGTGACTTGATCGTTTCCTCAAAGTTCTCGTCCAGAGTAAAGTTTACATAGAACTCCATTGCAGTAAGGTAGGTGTTAATCAGTTTGTTCATGATAGGTAGATACTGTTTGATAATCTTAGTCTTGATACCTGTATCCTGTAACATATTACGTACCGCTTCACCATAGGTCTGATCTTCTCTTAGTTTTGATCTTTCCTTTTCTAAACTTGTTGATAACTTCTTCAACTCATCAAGTTTATCAGTATCACTTTTATTTATATCTTGTGATTCTAAATTCTTAATCTCACTCTCTAGAGTAGATTGAAATTTCTCAAGTTGCATGATAGAACTATTATCTTTTGCAATCTGAACTTCATTCTCTCTTATAGTGTCCATTATACTCTTTATTTCTTTTTGTCTTTTAGTATTATCTGACAATACTGCATCAAGTTCTTCTAGGGCCCTAGAGAACTTCTTTACTTCTTTATCCTTAGATAAGATCATATCTTTCTTAAATATCTCACCTATATGTTGTTCACAGGTAGGACAATCTTCATTACTCTTAAAGAAGTTAACAGTATCAGAGTGAGACTTATGTTTCTCTCTCAAAGTAGACTTGATATCCTTTAGTTTCACTAAGTCCTTATTTACCTTATCACTATCTGTAATCTGTGATAACAACTCTTGATCTATTTTATTAAGGTCTTCGATTGATATCTTTTTATTGTTTATATCTTCAATATTCTTTTTGATCTTATTTGTTTTATCTTCAATAATCTGAGTATTATTCTTCTTCATTTCCTTAATGAGTTTTTCGTGCAGTTCAATTTTTTCTGAATTTAATTCAGACTGAAACTCTACTTCCTTCTGATCAGTTTTTATTCCAGTAAGTCTAGTCTTTAGAATCATATTCATTAGAGAGAATATCTGTATATCAAGTATCTCTTCTACCACCTCTCTACGATGTCGAGCCTTTAACTGCATGAATGGAATGAACGTAGAACTACCAAGTATCACAACCTGTGTAAAACTACGATAGTTTAGTTTAAGAATCTGTTGTTCAAGATACTTCTGGTAGTCTCGAACATTTGCATCCTGATTGTACATCTTACCGTTAATATAGATTTCAAACACATTAGGTTTAATACCACGTATTACTTTAATCTTCTTCGAACCTATCTCAAACTCTACCTCAACCATACTACCTGTCATATTGACAGAGTTAATCAGTTGAGTTTTGTTGATAGGACGGAATGGTTTACCAAACAGACCAAAACATAGTGCATCAAGAATAGTAGACTTACCAGCGCCATTCTCTCCTATAATAAGAGTGGTGTTGTTTCGGTCTAATTGTATTTCTGTAAAATTGTTTCCTGTAGATAGAAAGTTTCGCCATCTAACATATTTAAAAGTTATCAAACTGGAGCCCCTTTAACTTCACGTAGTCTTGTTGCAGAAATTGCTTCTGTTTCTTCATCAAGTCGTTCTTCTGAAAATGTATATCCTACATCTCTTCCATATGTAATATCAACAATGTTGGGAACGTCAATGATCTCATAGTCTTCCCACATGGAGAACCCAGCAACCTTGAGTTTACCTATCATGTGATCTCTATTATGAAATCCTTCTCCAGTGTCACGAATTAGGATGCACACTTGTCCAGTTTTTGAATGAGCTCGTTTAAAAAGTTCTGTGTGTCCTTCATGCCATGGTTGAAATCTTCCAAGGAGTTGTACAGTTGGTTTTCGTCTATCCATTTTGTGATCCTTAAATCATATTTGTGTGGGGGAATAAAAAGTTTGTTTGTATCTTCAAATCTACCTTCATCAATAGTGTCCATCCAGATAAGTTTGTCTGGAAAGAAAAAAGACCTATATCCAGGCAGAGGACAAACAAACCCAGAAATACTTAAATGATCAACTTCTGATAATCTTCGCATACGTAATGCTTGTCTTTCTCTACCTTTTTGAGTAAATTCCCAATCATTATAGATTCTTCGAACATCATCTGCATCCCAATAAGGTATGTTAAAATGTTTTCCTAATCGTTCACCTAACCAAGTCTTACCAGACCCAGGCAAACCCATAATCAAAACCCTCATATTTCTAAATCCTGAGCTTCATTATATAAAGATTTCATAGTACTCTTGAGTCTTTTCTTATCTAGATTAATGTCTAATTCATCTACATACTTCTCTAGTATCGTTACTGTATCTTCTGAGTTTTCTACAATTGCATCTGATACATTGTCTGCATCTAACTCTGAGAAATCCTCTATAATCTTAACTTCGTATGCATCGGCCGCAAGAAGTTTATCTGTAAACTTATCAAACCCATATAGGTCTTTTTTATTTACTACGATTAGTTTTACGTAATGGTCTTTATATTTTGTAACGTCATGTTTACTATAATCATTTTCAGTATCATCATAGTAAATCTTCTGGTATATTGTATACGGATTTATTACTCTTTCTAGTTCTCTAGTCTCTGTATCATATATATGAAATCCTTTGGGATCATTGTAGTCACTCCAATAAATCTCATATGGTGTACCAAGATAAAAAATATGACCATCATCATTTTTGTGATGAAAATGACCACTGAATACAGTTTCGAATCTTTTAAATTCTGACCTATCCCAACTACCTTCACATAACATTTGACCAGCGTTCATCGCAAACCCATTGATCTCTAGATGTCCCATAAGAATATCTGCATTTGCAGTCTTTAAAATATCCATAGATTTATCATAGTTATTTGCATTGATCCAAGGCATTAAAACTATAGGAAGTCCATCGAACTCTACAACCTTTGGATCAGTATAAACAGTACCTACATTACCAAGTTCTTGCATAGAATTAACTTCACTTGTATTTTTATAATAAGTATCGTGATTACCAATTATCATGTGCAAGTCGATGCTAAGTTGTTGAAATCGTTCAAGAAATTTCTGTCGAAAATCTGTAGCGGTCTTGTAGGACACATACTTACGTCTATCCATAACGTCACCCATATGAATACACGTAGTTATTCCTCTCTCCTCTAAAGTCGGGAAAAATAGTTCATTATAAAATTTATAGAAGTAGTCACTGAAGTTTTGATTGTCGTTACGAGCACCAAAATGAGTGTCAGTAATTATTGCAATCTTCAACGATCTTCACCTCTTCCTGCTACTTTATCAAGATCATCGTCCATAAAATTTTCTAGTCCCTTCTTTTTAATCTCTTTTTGTTCTTTTGTTTTAATAATGTCTTCATCAGGTAACATTACATTAGGATCAAAACCCATAACAGTATAACTACTAGTGTCGCCATCCATAACCGTCCAAGATTCATAACTACCTTTTTCAATCATTTTATTTCTAACGTGGGTTTGTTTTTTTTCTTTTTGAATTCTTCGCAAGAACGCATAGTAGATAATTTGGGTAAAGTATGCAAAAGGGTTCTGCGAGAGCTCTGGATTGAAGTTCTTAACATATTGTAAACAGTTTTCGATGCCATCGGAAATCATCTCATCTCTATAAGTATAATTAATAAAATTGGGCCGGTAAGATAGATGTGTTGCAATTTTTAGAAAACACTCTGCAATATAATTAGTAACAGGGGGAACTTGATCTCCCTTCTCTAAATCAAATGTTTTATTCCATTCAACCATCGCTCCAAGAAATTCTTTATTGTTTACATAGTGTGGTTTTTTAGATGCTTTAGACGCCATAGTAAATCCTTTCAATCTTTAATGACTATACACCATTGCAACATTATTGTCAAGTAACCTTTGTTTTATAAAGGTACTTGACTCTTATCAATATATGTTGTATAAAGGGTGTGCCCTTTATGCATATACCTATTAATGTATTGAATCAGTTTCAGTGTCCATTTCCTCTAATAGATCGTCATATATGTCTTCATTAGATATATCTTCAATAGATTCTATAGATAACCCATCTTCATTTTCTATTTTTTTAAGGACATATTCATAGTATTTTGATAATCCTGGCGAAATATCAGCAACTAAAATTACACTAGAGTTAGGAATGTGAAAATGTTTTGTTTCAGTATAGGGGTGAACCCAATGTGCAAGGTTTAATGATTCGCTGATTTGCCCGCCTTCTAACTTTGGAACAACTTGAATTCTTAGAGGATAAAGAACTTCTATGAAGCCGCCTGGATTGTTGGGATTTCCATCTTCTATAGTACAGATAATGTCTTCCCCATTAACGAGTTTTATTAATTTAAAGTTATTTAAATCTGTTATCATTTGAGTTTTACCTTACTAATTTCATAGTCGAATTGTTCTTCATTATAGATATTTAGACGTTCTGTAAAGTGGTTAAGAGTAAAGTTCCTTCTTTGATTATAACTAATATCATCTGCAATATCATATATCAAAACGGAATCTTTAGTACCACTTGTGCGGAGTCCTCGCCCGATTGACTGTAGTACTCTAATTTTTGACTTACTTGGACTTGCGAGCACGATGTTGTTAATATTCCGAATATTAATACCAGTAGAAAAAGTACCATAGGATGCAATGGTAACAGAATTAGTGTGTTTTTCAACCAACCCACGAATTGTTTCCCTTTCATTAGTGTCAGTGCCCCCATATACAAAATAAACATTCTCATCTTTTTCTAACCTTTCGTGTAAAATCTTACCATGTTTTTCTACAAGTTGAAACAAACATAAAGTATTCCCATTAAGATGCCGTAATAGATTGCATACGAAATCCACTCTTTTTTCGTTGGTAACAATGTAATCCAATTCTTCAGCATAAGTCATTCTTTCTTTTATGTTAGAGTGTCTTAGTATTATACACTTTATTTTCAAATTTGCAAGGGTCTTTTTATCAATTAATTCTTTTGTAGAAACTACCTTCTCTACTGCACCAAATAAACCCTCCAGTACTAACTGATGCGTCTGTGTACCATCTAACGTCCCTGTAAGGCCGAACCTATACTTACATTGATGTAACTTAGTCATAATACCAGTAAGAGACTTTGCCTTAAACTGATGTGCTTCGTCACCAATAACACAACCAAAATCTTTAAAGTACGATTTGGGCATCTTATAAAGGGACTGCCACGTGGATATAACAACATCTTTTGTTACCTTACGATCATGACCTTGATATACTTTCTGACAGTATGTACCAGAACTCCAACCGTAATCTTCAAAATCAGCATACATTTGTTCTACTAGTGAGGTAGTAGGAACTAGTATTAGTGTTTTCAGTCCCATCATTTGGTAATAACGAACCAGAGAATATATTATAAGTGATTTACCACTAGCAGTAGGACTAACAAGAAGAGCACGATTTCTGGATATGGCCAGTTGAAAAGCTTCCACCTGATAGTCTCGAATTTTGAGAGACTTTCCTTGTGATTTTGGTTTGAGACTCTTGATGTAATTTCTTGCATCCTTTCGTATAACAACCCTAGCATCTTCAACTCCTTCCTCTATTATATAGGAGATTGCATTACTATCACAAAATTTCTTGATGTATGGTAAAAGTCCTACGTATATTTCTCCTGTCGCTGGAGAAAACAATCTTATCTTTCCATCCCATATACGATTTTTATACATGGGCATAAACTTTGCGCCCGGCACTTCAAACGTAAAAAAGTCTGCAAGTTCCTGTCGATGACCATCTGTAAGTTCTGAGAGAATCAGATATACTTCATTCTTCTTAGATATTTGCATTTTGTAAGGTATGAGCCTCTCCGTACTCACCTCTCATAATAACATTCCACGAAATAGTAATTCTTTTTCCCTGATTACTAGGAACCCAATGTTGCAACCAAGAAGGAAATACTACTCCATGTCCTGTCTTAGAATTAACTTGAAACATATTAGAGTTTTGTATTAGATACTTTTCTTTTCTAGGAACAAGTACTTTGCATTGACCTCTTGGATCAAAAAATTGCGTACCAGAAGTTTCCTCTGACGCTTTTAGATAATATATACCAGAGTGTACACTATTTGCATGAGTATGTGGTGGATGAATACTACCATCATTTTGTAAGTTTGCCCACATTTGTGTCACTTCTACCTTCTGGTATTCGTATCCTTCTTGTACAAATATGTTAGAACTCAATGCATGAACAAAATCTGTAAGGTATTTAAACTCTGGTTTTGTGTGTAGATCGTCATCTCCTTGATACAAACCAAAGGGCGCATCTTCACCTGTCTGTACATTCTTGTATTTGTTTTCAAATTTATCTGCGATATAATTAATCATCTCTTTATGTTGTTGATCAGTTATTTCAGATTCAAACTCGTAAATTGATGTTGGAAATAAATTTGTCTTACTCACATTAACCATGCCACTATGCTCCATCTTGTCCCTTTGGTAACTACTTCTGCCTCATGTGGATACATGAAGTTAGAAGGAAATATAATTGCTGAACCCTTATTCGGCCTAAACTTTTTATCTGACACATAAAAATCACCACCTTCGTAGTTATCATTTAAATATAAAAGAACAGACGCTTGAGGAAATCCATATTCTTGACCATGACTATGATGTATATTGTCACAGTGTTTAGACATAAACCCACCTTCGGGATACCTATTAATACGAAAATCTGTTATCTTTTGTACACCAAACAATTCAAAATCTGTACTATATTTGGTTATGACTTTTTCAAAACAGACTTTTAGTCTATCATAAAATATGTCATCACTTCTAATCCAGAACTCATCCATACGAACTCGTTCTTCACTTTTCACTTTACCTTTATGATTAGAGTATGTTGATGGTGTGAATACAGTATCGGTACAACTAAGAATTTCTTCACATAAATCATCTGGAACTATATTAGTGTAATTTTTTATAAAATCTTTATAATTCATCTCACATCAACCATGATACAATACTCCATTTTTTTCCTTTTATAATTTCTCCTGATTCATGAGGAAACATAAAATTAGAGGGAAATATAATCGCAGAACCTTCTTTTGGTTTTAAAACTTTGTCTATAATTTTAAATTCTCCACCTTCGTAATCATCATTAATATACAATAGAATAGATACTTGAGGAAATCCATATTCTTGTCCATGACTTTTTCTTATATTGTCAACGTGACTAGTCATAAAGCCACCTTCAGTATACTTATTGATTCTAAAATTAGTATACTTTTCATATGTTTCGGTGTAACGTAAAAGAGGGAAATCTACAGAGTATAAGTCGGTAACTTTTACAAATGCAGACTTTACAATATCATACAGAAAATGATTTTCTGTGATCCAAGACTTAGATACTGTTTGATTGACACTACCAGTTCCTTCTGTTTTATCTCCACCCTTATCATACGAAAAATGTTTCCATTTCATATCATCTTCAGACTGTATAATATAATTACATTCTTGTGGTGTTAATATATTATCATAATATTTTATATAATCTTCTACATCCATTACATCATACCAGCTTCAAACTTCTTCCATGCGATTGCGTGACTAACATCCCATCCACGATTGTCGATAGATTTGATAACCCCTTCAGTAAATTTTATGACTGTTTTTAAATACTCTATCTTTGCACCAAGTTCTATAACTTCATCATCAGAAGTTATATACATGGTAAGATCAGTTTTGAGGACTTTTAGATCAAATGGTTTTGCAACATATACTTTTGCATCTGCTTTACCACCATAGTATTCCCACTTGGCCCTATAGAGTTTTTGATACTCACCATTATTTTTAACAAGCAAAAGTTCAAATCGACTTTTATAATCTAACCATCTAGATTTAATTTCTTGATTGCGAAAGGATTCCTGATCTAAATGTTCGTGATCAGTAATAGGTAGGTCTTTGTACGCTTCTTTTTTCAGTTCATCTAAGTTCATAATATTCTTTCATAAAAAAAATGAGCAGAGGTTGATTCCTCCCTTTATAACTATATTGACCCTAAACAGGCACGCCTAGTCATGTTTAGAAGTTTAAGTCTAAGATTATGAAAAATGTTAAAGTTTATCATAACCTCTGCTCAGTTCTATTTATAAGGTTGTAATTGTGAAGATTTTAAAATTGAACGTACAACTATTAGTTAAATACTCTACATCTGTAGCACCTTGATCATATGCTAATGAACCTAAAGTTGTAGGAAAAACATCTTGAAAATCTATCTGTACTATAGGATTATTTTTGTTAGACAGTATCATAAGATATGCATCAGAAAATATTGCACTATCTGGTTTAATATCTCCAACTAAATCTACTGCCGGTGCATTTCCAGCGGCAGGGGGAGTATTAGAAGTTACGTCCCTAAATGTAGAAAACTGTTGACGATTCTGAGGAAACCCTATACCTGTCATCCAATTATGAAGTGAAATATAGTTCTCTAGATACTCATCTACAAGAAAAGTAATCTCTAAAGTACCATAGTCTAATTTTTCACCTGGCATACTAATATCCCTAAAAGGATTAGGTAGAGTTGTAGTACCAAGAGAAAGAGAAGGTAATGTTACTCCTGTGGTAAAAAACTCCACTTTGGGTAATTGATGTATACCAAATTTAAACTGTGTTGGACTCGCATAGTCTAATTTTGTAGGTTGTCTATCTAATGGGCCGGGCATTTTATTCTCCTGTTACTATTTAGGACAAAAAAAAGGGGGAGCAAGATGCTCCCCCAAGTTTAGTAGTTTCCTTATTTTACATAAGGTTAGTAACTTTAACTCGGCGATACCAAGCGTTTGTGTTTGCGTCAAGTGAAGCATCTGTGTTAACAGTGTCACCAGCAGCAACCGCACCGGCACCAGCGAAAGGATTAGCAGCAAGACCATAACGTGTCTTAAAACCAATCTTAGGTTGGAAGGAACTTTCACCAACCGCACGAACCATCTGAAGCGGCACGTATGGGCAGTAGAAGAAACCAGCGTCATAAGGTGAAGTACCTTTATAACCACAAACATAGTACTGAGATGCAGCTACGTTTGCAGAATAAGGATCAACATAAACCTTAAAACGACCATTCATAACACCAGCAAATGTTGTGCTTGTGTCATCTACGGATAGATTGTTGTTAAGAGCAGGCGTATAATCAAGAACACCGGCCATGTTCAATGCACTTGCAACGTCAGCAGATACAATCAACATGTTACCCTTACCACGCCTAGTCTGTTGACCAATCGCATTGGCATCACGCTCGATAGCGAACATAAGACCTTTGAATTTTTCAACTGACCAACGACCGTTAGAGTCTGTGTCAAGATCGAAAATACCAGCAGTTGTTGTGTTAACCTGTGCGCCTGCAACAGCAGTTACATAAAGTGAACGAACAACTTCACGGTTGATTTCTGCAAGAATTTCAGAAGACAAGATGTTTGCCAATTCTGTTTCTGCGTCAAGACCATGAATTGCTTTAAGGTCTTGAGCGAGTTCCATTGTGTACTCCGCTTTTAGAGCACGAGAAACCGCAGTAACCGTAGACTTTTCGATTGAGAACGCCATCTCTGCGAAAGCGTTAGTAGCACTGTCACCTAATGCTTCTGCCTGAGCAGTAGTCATACCTGTTGCAGAAGTATAAGTTCCAGCAGAAGGACTGTCGTTAAGAACAGCAGGGTTAGTTTCAGTTGCACCAACATCACCTGGCCCAGAAGTTGTACCAGCGGCGTTTTGGTTTGATTTTCCTTGACCACCTGGCAATGCTTCGTCAACGAGTGCTTCTGCACCGTCTTGTGAAGTAAACGTAGAACGCATTGCAAAGATAAGACCAGTAGGCCCTGTCATTGGTTGTACACCGCAAACGTCATATGCGATAAGGTTAGGCATTGCACGGCGAACTAGAGAGATCAAAATCGGATCCCACATGTCCATTTGTCCACCATTTGTAGAGTTGGTAGGTGCGGCCTCTGAAAGCATCATCTTATCTTCTTGAAGTGCTTTCTCTTGGTTTTCCAAGATAACTGTAGTAACAGCACGCTTGTAAGAATCCCCAATCTTAGGTAGGTCTGGGTGTTCTAGGACTGGCTGCCACTTTTCTTGTAGATGTTCTGTCTGAAACATTTTGTTTCTCCTTTATTATTTACATCCGTTTTTTATAATATTATGCACTCGCCTTTTGATCACGACTGATAGCCGACATATACTTTCGCATAGTATCAGTCGTATCAATGTCCTGAGCGGTGCTGTCTTCTACATTATCAATAGAGTCTGTAGTAGGTTGAACTTTAGGAAAATAACTTTCCTTCAAAGTGTCAAGTTTATTTCGGAAATTTTCTTCTGAAACAAATTCAACATCTCCAACCAGACCTTCAAACTTCTCAACTTCTGTGTCGGCTAAATCTTTGGAAACCTCAGAAATAACCTGTTCACGAACTAGAGTGTCTTTGGCCTCTTTACCTTCGACATTTTTTTCAATCTCTTCATTAAGTCGAGATTCTAGTTCTGCGATCTTTTCACTTTGTGCTTCAAGAACGTCATAACGCTCATCAGGCACATCGATGTAATGGTCTTCAAAAAGTTGTTTCAGTCCAGAGATAAAGTCTTCTGCAATTTCGCCTTTAAGTCCACGCTCGATTGCCAACTCATTCTCTTTAGTCCATTCTTCCACTACGTAGTTAAGATAACTGTCAACTTTCTCAGTCATTTCTTCCTTGAAAGTCTCCATGTCTGTTTCTTTTTGAGTGTTTGTTTCATCAACAATTCGTTCTACTTCTGAACGAATCTTTGATTTAACTGCCGCCTCAAAGATAGTTGCCGCTTTTTCCTTAAACTCTTCAGAAAGGTCTTCACCGTCAACTAATGCATCAACGTCTTCTTTAACATTGATGTTTTTAATTTTTTCTTCGATTTCTGCTTTCGCATCTTCAAGTTTCTTCAATTCCTCTTCGGACTCTGCATTTTCTGCTTCGGCCAACTTGGATTGATGAGCAGCAAGCATTTCTTCAATATCGCCTTTTTTCATTTTTGCAATATCTTCGATATGTTGTGCTTTAGTCTTCTTTGGTGCCTCTTCAAGAACCTCTTCACCTTCTGGTTCGTGGGAAGCAGCAAGTTTCTGACTTTCGCCTGGCGTTGCTTCGCCTGAACTTCCTTGTTTCATTTTAGGTTCCTCTTTAGCACCCGAATTTTGGGCGTCTTTGACTTCAGAAGATGCAGCAGATGCTTTCTTACCAATCTCTTTTTCAGATCGATCTTCATCAGCGCCTTTTTCTACTTTCGCTTCTGGTTTTGCACCACCGAGGTCTTGAGCTTTCTCGCCCTCGACTGATTCAGCAGAATCGGCACCAGCACTTTTTGGTGCATTTTGTTTTGCGGTGGAGACACTATCTCCAGCGTTGTCAGAACCCAAGCCAAGGTCTTTTGCTTTACCTAGAGGTTTTTCTGATGCTTCCTCAAGTTCTGCAAGGACTTCCGCTTCAAGTTCCTCAATTGTTTGTTCTAGTTCGGACATAGGATGTCTCCTTTTCTTTGTAATATTTATTTATAAATTAGAGTCTTTTAAGAAACTTTGCAAACTCCAAAGCTTCTACTTTTGCGTTTCTATTTCGTTTTTTTACGTCAAATTGTTTCTTTAGTTCGACAAGATGTGATTCTACAAGTGCGCCATTGTTCCAAACCCACTCTTTTCCTTCCATAACACCTTCAACAAAGGCGTTAGGTGCGGAAGGGTCAGCAACAATATCAGCGGCAGTTGCAAGATAAAAATCATCTTTGACGTAATTTGCACCACCTTTTTGTTGTAAACTTCCCATCCCTCGACTCGATACACCTAATTTACATCCCTCTTCCATAAGGGATTTCACAATTTCTCCCATAGGTGTAGACATAATTTTTGCCTGTCCTATGAAATTCTTTCCATCTCGTACTAAACTTTCAGTTAGGTGTGAAACTCTCTCTAAATTCACTGTTGGGCCATCTGGATGTCCGAGTTCCCCATATGCCCTCTTCTGTTCGATAAAGTTTTCATTATACTTATCGACTTCTTTTTCAAGTACTTCCATTGGATATATACGTCCGTTACGATTTTTAATATCTGCTTGTAGGAAAACGCCCTTGATTTTGTAGGATTTCTTACCGTCTTCTTTCGCTTCGGTAATATATTCTACTTCTTCAACTTGTTCTGAAAATAATCTTACTGTTTCCATGTCATTTCCTAACTAATGTTATCAAAACCCGATACTTTTTTGCATTTTAGAATAACAGTACCTACACAGGCAGCATCATTCTCAATATAAATGTCACCAGTAATACCACTACCAGCGTTATTTGCGATTGATGGCATTGCTTGACCACCAGCATTATAATGACCATTTGTATTCAACGTAAGTGCAGTTACGTTTGTTGTTGCGTCCCACTCGATCTCTGTTGTTGAACTAACAGTCCACCAACAAGATACGATAGATACTCTAGGATCAGTAGCGGCACCAGCAAGTTCAGATGCGTCAATAACTTTTAATGCGGTTCCATTTGTTCCTGTAATTGTGTGCTTTGTAACAAGCTCAAAGTCTGAATCAACTAATGTCTGTGTTGCAATGGCCATTATCTACTCCTAGATTGATAACATTTCTTTTTCAAAATAATTCATAAGTTCTTTTTCAGAAACTTTGAATTTTTTTGAAACATCTTTAATTGTTTTTTCGAAACTATTTAGGAAATCTGAAGGTTTAGAATCCATTATTTTAAAGATATCATCAACTGCATTACGCATTTTAGGTGATAATTTCTTATATTGTCTGGATTTTCTATGTTCATCCTTCTCTACAACTGTAGATTCATATACACTATTGAACTCAATCATCTTCTTCCACTGCCTGTGGTAGAGTACTGACAAATGTTTTTGCATAATCTCTACGTTTAACTTCCAAAGTTTCTCCAACTTTATCTGCCATAGAAACTTTAAATGCATCTTGAGCCTTAGCATTTTCACCATTTAGTACTGAATCGACAAATTCTTTACTCATTATTTATCTCCTTTTTCTTTATCAAACTTTTGAGAATCATCTGGTTTACCATCGTGTTCTGGATCGTCTGGGTCTACACCACCCACTGATAGTTTAACCCTATCTGCGGCAGACATCTTCGGATCAATAGGTTCTTCGCCAGGCCCAATCGGAATACGATTGATACCATCTCCACCTGGCGGTAGAATAATTCCACCATCCATAGGATCGGTTTCTGTCTCTTTCTTAATCTGATCACGCATTTGTTGAATATCTGTATCTGTCATATGCAATACTTTCTTCAACACATATTCTTTACTAAAAAATGTACCAATATAAGGTTCAACAGAACCCAACTGATTGATACGATCTTCCAACAACTCTGACTCTTTAAGTGCCGCAAAGTGTCCATCTTCTAAGAAATCATATGAGAGATGTTCTTGTATTGCTGGCCAATCTTCTGGGGCAATGATACCTTTAAGGAGTAGGTTGGTTTTAAGTACGTCTGTGAATATAGGGGTGAACTTCTTACGAATCCGTTGTACAAACTTTGTGAATTTAAGTTCATCTCTTGTAATTTCTGTGGATCGACCCAAAGAGAAACCTTGTTCAGATTCGAGTCTAGATATCGGTACGTTAAGTGAACGGTATAGTTTTCGTTGGAAATATGTGATATCATCGATTTCTCCTAGATTAGAACCGCCAGGCAATGTTGTAATCTCTGTACCTCGACCACCCTCTCTTCGTGGGAGCCAGAAATCTTCCAACATAGACATATGATTACGATCATCACGAATTTCACCAGTAGATGCATCATATACCATTTTGTTACGATATCTATTCATAACGTCTTTAAGATACTGTTCTGCTTTAACCTTTGGTAGATTACCAACGTCAATGTAGAATATACGTCTTTCAGGCGCACGTGATATACGATAGATAACAAGAGAGTCTTCGATCATACGTAACTGATTAACAGGTTTGATTGCTTTATGTAAATAGGACATAACCCTACCTGTATTCGAATCAATAATGCCAGAAGGAACATATGCAACGGAATCTGGTGCAATCTTAATTCCTTGATTTACACCCTGAGTTCCAGAGCTGCCACCAGAAAGTCCTGTCTTATCGATACCCATAGGATTAAAAATAAAATATTCATTTACCTTCTTAATCATTTCTATCTGTGTTTTAGGGTCAATGACTTTTTCTTCTTCTCTAACCTTTTTAATCTTTAAAGGATCAACATATCTTAATTCTGTGATACCTTTTCGTGGAGACTTGGTATCGATAATTTTGTGATAGTAGACACGCCCATCTACATACCAACGTCTAAAAATATCATGACCTTTTGTATTAAAATCAAAAAGTCTTAAAACTTCTTCAAATTCTTCTCTAATTTTACGTTTGATTTTGTCTGAATAAGGAACCCTATCCAATGAAATTTGTACAGGAACATCTTCCTGATTTGAAACGATACCCTCGTTTACAATATCTTCAATGGCGGCATCACATTCTGCTTGAATTGAAATATCTCTATATCTTTTAATAAGGTCTATTTCATTTTTTTCTCGACCATCGGTATCTAATACCTGACCAAAAAAACCACCACCAGCAACTTCTATAGTACCATCATCAGGAGTGGGACTAACGAAACTTTTTTCGTTAGACGCCACATCCTTTGATGATCTTTTAATTGAAAACCCGAAAAGTTCAGCCATACTTTAATCTCCTACCACTATTTAGTAGGGTTATAATTAGAAGTTTACGCCTGATGCTTCAAAGTGTTGATATCTCCAAGTAACATCAAAAGTTTCTATTGCAGTTGCTTCCTCTGTACTTAAATCAATCTGGGATACTGTAGTAGGCCATGCACTTCTAAAAATATAAGTTTTTAGAACTGTATCATCACGATCTAACTGATCTACCTGTAAATCTGTCTGGTAATCAGAAGGTGCGATAACACCAGTATTATTGGCGAAATCATTGATACCATTAGACCATCTTTCCATTGCGTTACGGATCATAAAGTCCGTATCGTTCATAAAAGTAGTAGTCCAAGGATCAGCAAATGTACGATCACCAGCAATATAGATATTACGACCACGAAATGGTACTGTAATTTCACCTAGAGTTTGTGCAGGCAGATTAGATGCAGATACTAAAAATGAAGTCCTTCTTACATCTAGTCCAATTGCAATGCCAGGCGGTGGAGTAATTGTTACCCTAAATTGGTTTGCTCTTGCACCACCACCGATTAAGTTTGCTTTAAAATCATCTATATTCGCCATGATTAACCTCCTACCTCGCTAAATGCGACACCAGTTCGTACCGCAATAAAGTTTAGG